TTCGACATTGCTACCCTAGCTAAGAAACGTGGTAAGTACCTAGACAAGGGTCAGTTCCGAGCACAGTACTACAATGATCCTAGTGATCCAGATAACGTACCTGTAGGCAGAGACAAGATCCAGTACTTCGACAGGAAACACCTGAAGCAAGACAACGGGTTCTGGTACTACAAAGATAATAAGTTAAACCTCTTTGCTGCTATCGACTTTGCTTTTAGTCTTAGATCAAAGGCTGACTACACTGCCCTAGTTCTTGTAGGAGTAGACTCTGACAACAACGTATATGTCCTAGACATCGACAGGTTCAGAACAGATCGTATCGCTGAGTACTTCGATCACATCTTCGACATGCACACTAAGTGGTCCTTCAGGAAACTACGTGCCGAGGTTACTGTTGCTCAGATGGCTATCGTTAAACAGTTAAAAGAGTTAATTAAAGAACATGGCTTATCATTAAGTATTGATGAGTTCAGACCTAATAAACAACAAGGTAATAAACAGGAACGCATTGCGTCAGTCTTGGAACCACGCTATGACAACCTTCAGATGTGGCACTACCGAGGTGGTAACACACAGTACCTAGAAGATGAATTGTCAAGTCGTAACCCACCACACGATGACGTTATTGACGCTCTAGCATCTGCTGTAGATATGGCTGTGCGTCCGACAAGGAACCTGAATAGGAAACGAGAGAATAACATCGTCTGGGCGAATAGTCGCTTTAGGGCAGGGAGTAGATAATGGAAACCCTTGATATTGAACATATGATCAATCCAGATCAACTTGCTGTAGAGATTGCAGATAAGTGGCGACTATGGCATTCACTGCGTAGTACTTGGATTGAACAAACAAAAGAACTACGTAATTACGTATACGCTACAGATACTACTACAACAGCTAATGCAATCCTGCCTTGGTCTAACACAACCACTACTCCTAAGATCACACAGATTGCAGATAACTTACATGCTAACTACTTTGCTACTCTGTTCCCTCAACAGAAGTGGATGCGTTGGGAAGCTGATACAAAGGACTCTGCTACTAAAGCTAAACGTGATATCATTCAGTCCTACATGGAAAACAAGGTAAGACAGTCTGACCTATTAAATACAGTATCTGACTTAGTACAGGACTGGATCTTATACGGTAACTGTTTTGCTATGGTTGAATGGGAAGATGGTTATGTAGTTAAAGGTGATGGCGAGTACATCCCTAAGTACACAGGCCCACGGGTAGTACGAGTATCTCCTTACGATATTTGTTTCAACCCTACTGCAGCATCTTTCGAGAACTCTCCTAAGATCATTCGTAGCATCAAGTCACTTGGCGAGATCAAGCGCATGGTAGATGCTGACCCTGCCAATGATTACTTAGCTGAAGTACTAGGTAAAGCACTAGCTGCACGTAAAGCAGTTCGTAGTTCAGAGGGACACATCGACAAAGGTGAAGGTTTCACTGCTGATGGCTTCTCTAATATCCAACAGTACTACGAATCAGACTACGTAGAGATCCTTACCTTCTATGGTGACATCTACGACCAAGAGTCTAACGAGTTTATGTCAGATCGTATTATCACTATCCTTGATCGTGCTTACGTTCTTGACAACCAAGAGAATCCATCGTGGTTAGGTAAGTCACCTATATTCCACAGTGGCTGGCGTAACCGCCCAGACAATCTCTACGCAATGGGGCCACTGGATAACCTTGTAGGTATGCAGTATCGCATTGATCACTTAGAGAACTTGAAGGCAGATGTATTCGATCAGATTGCTTACCCTATACTAAAGGTTAAGGGAGATGTAGAAGACTTTGACTTTGAACCAGGGGCACGTATCTACTTGGGTGAAGAAGGTGACGTTGGTTATATGGCACCAGACGCTACAGCACTCAATGCAGATATGCAGATCCAACTGCTAGAAGCTAAGATGGAAGAGATGGCGGGTGCACCTAAGCAAGCTATGGGTATCCGTACTGCAGGTGAGAAGACAGCCTTCGAGGTTCAGACACTACAGAATGCTGCATCTCGTATCTTTGAACACAAGGCGGCACACTTTGAGCGTACATTCCTAGAACCTATGTTGAATGCAATGCTTGAGACTGCTCGTCGTTACATGAACCGTGCTGATGTAGTTCGTGTCATGGACGAGGATATTGGTGTCCTACAGTTCTTAGAGATTACACGAGAGGACATTACAGCAACTGGTAAGATCGTACCTGTAGGTGCACGACACTTCGCTGAACGTGCCCGTCGAGTACAGAACTTAATACAGATGTCTGCAGTTAAAGCACAAGACCCCACTGTAGCACCTCACCTATCAGGTAAGGAACTTGCACGTATCATTGCTTACGAACTAGGTGAACCAACACTGTTCGGTGAGAATATCACTATCAGTGAGCAACTAGAAACGCAGAAGATGGCTCAGGAAGCAGAGATGCTTAACCAAGAAGAGTTAATGGCTGCACAAGATATGGGTATTTAATGCACCACGCATGGATTAAAGGACTCAGAGGCGAAGCCAAGGAACAACGTATCAAAGAAGTGATGCGCTACAGGAACGCCTTTGAGGAATTAGAAGAGATCATTGAACAGGTCATCGTAAAGAAAGATGCTGTTCGTGACTACGGCTCAGGATGGGCTGAAAAACAAATCGCCGTTAATGAGTACAATGCTGCTCTGGACGATATCTTAAAATTAATAGACCTCAACCGCAAGGATCATAAATAATAATGTCAATCTTTGATGAAGCTAAGTCTGATAATTCCCAACCACAGGAAGCACAGACTAATACCGAGACTATGCAACAGGACACCCAACCACAGGATTCTTTCTTGCAGAAACTCGTAGAGACACGTGGCGAGAACTGGAAAGACCCAGAAGTTTTAGCTAAAGGTAAACTTGAGGCAGATGCCTATATCAAGAACCTAGAGGATCAACTTGCACAGATGCGAGAAGACCTTAACAAGCAAGACTATGCGTCCCAGCTATTGCAACAACTAGAGGGTAAAAAGGCTACGGCACCCACCAACGATAAAACTCTAGCGTCCAATAACAATAACAATGGTGGCACGAATACTGAAGACCACACCAGTCTAGCAGTAAGTGAAGATAGTTTAAAGAGCCTTGTCGAGAAGACCTTAACAGAACGAGAACAGCAAGCGACTGCTAATCAGAACCTTGCTACCGTTGATGCAACACTACAGGAAGTATATGGCACTGAAGCCGCATCTGTAGTAAAGAAGAAATCAGAGGAACTAGGGATCGGGTTAGAGCGTATGCAACAACTTGCTTCTGAATCTCCATCTGCATTCTTAGCATTGATCGGTGAACAACAGAAGACCTTTAAGCCTATTACTCAAGGGTCTGTTCGTACTGAAGGTCTTAGCAACCAATCCTCGTCGGCACGTGACTGGTCGTATTACCAGAAGCTACGGCGGGAAAATCGTAACCTGTACTACTCACCTAAGATCCAGCAACAACTTATGGAAGATAAGATGCGGATGGGTGATAAGTTCGGCAATTAACTTTAAAATAGAAAGAAACTAAAATGGCTGGTATGATTTCCTCCAACACAGACATGCAGCGTCTGATTCGTTCAGAGGTTTACTCCTCAGAACTTAAAGAGATCCTGCGTGATGAAATGCAAGCACAACGCTACGTGCGTATCCTAGATGGTTTCCCTGACGGTGACACATTCACTATCCCAACCATCGGTGAGACATCTGTTTCAACATACACTGAAGACAACGCAGTATCATATGTCCCAATGGACACTGCCGAGTTCCAGTTCACTGTTGATCAGTACTTGCAATCAGCTTCTTACATCACTAAGAAAGCTGCTCAAGACTCATTCTACAGTGCACAACTTGAAGCACGTTTCGTTCCAGAACAAGAACGTGCAATCATGGAGCACTTCGAGTCAACAACCTTCGCTTCTCCTGAAGTAGGTGTTACTGCTAACTCTGCAGAAACTACAGATGGTGTTGCACACCGTATCTCAGGTGGTAACTCAGGCCGTATCCAACTGGAAGACTTTGCTTTCGCACGTTACGCCTTGAAGAAATCCAATGTACCTGATCGTGGTATGGTTGCTATTGTTGACCCATCCGTTGAGTACCAACTGAACACATTGACTAACTTGGTCAACGTATCTAACAACCCAATGTGGGAAGGTATTGTTCGTGACGGTATCGCAACTGGTATGCGCTTTGTTGCAAACGTATATGGTTTCGACGTATATACATCTAACTACCTGAAGAACACTGTTGCTGACTCTGCTCTTGCTGAAGCAGACGGTACAACAACTAACGACTTCTCGTCTACAAACGGTGTTGCTAACTTGTTCTTCTCTTCAGATGCAGGTGCGAACCCATTCGTTGGTGCATGGCGTCAGATGCCAGAGGTTGACTACGAATACAACAAAGACTATCAGCGTCACGAGTATGTCACAACTGCTCGTTACGGTGTTAAGAAATACCGCCCAGAAGGTATCGTTACTGTTGTTTCCAACCCTAACGTATAATCATCTAATTGGTAGTCCCTTCGGGGGCTACCTCCACGCTCTAGGAGATTAAATAAATGGCTAACGTCAATCACTCAGCACTTTCAGACCCTTATCTCCATGAGCCTAAGGGTGTTTCTACGGCTACCCAAGGCTCTATTTACGTAGCCGACGGTGCTGGCAGCGGGTCGTGGAGCCATGCTCACCATTATGTAGGTGGTTACGTAGACTTCGACTCTGTCTCCCCTGAGTCACAGGCTATTACTACAGTCTTTTCAGCACTGAACCCTACATTTTCATTGGCAGAGAATAGCGGGTTTACAGCTCTTAGTACTCCTAATGCTCGTCTTCGCTATGATGAGCCAGAGGCAATGATTGCTACAATTAACTTCAGCACCTCTATCCGACACGCTGCTGGCGGTTCTCGTGATGTAGAACTTGCACTATACCTTAATGGTTCTCCCATTTCAGGTGCTCACGTAATTCAAAGTACAGATAACTCTGAATGGCACAACCTTACACTTGTTGGTCAAGTTGAGATTGCTCAGAATGATTACATCGAAGTCTGGGCCAAGTCTAGTCAGAACCTTACCCTTGAGACTGCGTCTGCATTCCTCACAGTTAAAGGGGTGTTTAAACCATGAAGCGCACACTCCTACAGATAGTCCAGAACATCCTATGACTAGCACACCTAAGTCCACTAAGTGGGCAAGAGAGAACCCTGAAAAGGCTGCAGAGTCTCAGAAAAAAAGCCGTAGTACTTTAAGGGGCGCAGCTAATAGTAAAGTTTCCGCAGCTAAACAAAGATCGAAGAACAAGGGTTTAGTATTCGATATTGATATAGACTTTATTGTAGACATGTATCAAAAGCAAGATGGTCTTTGCGCTTTAAGCGGTCTTGAAATGACGTATCGTGGAGACAGAGGTTCTCAAGAGATGTTTCAGTCATTCTCGATTGATAGGATTGACAGCGAAGGCGGCTACACACGAGATAATGTACAACTTCTTTGCTGGGGCGTAAATTCTATTAAGAATAGAATGTCTACGGAACTTATGCTTGACCTAGTCAAAAGCATCTATGAATATAATGACCTAGGGGAATTAGAATGAAGAGAACTTTACTTCAGATTACGCAATCCATACTTAGCGATATGGACTCTGAGGATGTGAACAGCATTAGCGATTCTATTGAAGCTGAACAGATAGCCTCTGTAGTTCGTGATGTCTACTATAACATGGTATCTACACGGATGATACCTGAGCATCAGGAACTTCTTACACTAACAAGTCTCTCTGATAGCAACCGCCCTACACACTTCAGTATTCCAGATAATGTTAAGAAGATCGACATTGTACAGTATAACGTATCTAAGACTGGTGGCGTAGAGTTTAAGACATTAAAGTATCTAGAGCCTATTGAGTTCTTGAACTTAAACAAAGATGGCATCTCAGTTAATTCAGTAAATGGAAATGTAACTGTTCTTATTCGTAACGACAAGATGCCAAGCTACTACACACTGTTTGATGATGAGCATCTAGTCATGGACTCCTATGACAGTTCAGTATCATTAACACTAGCACAATCTAAGACACGGTGCTACGGGCACAAGATCCCTACATTCACAGTCAGTGATAACTTCACACCAGACATTGATGAGGTTCTGTTCCCTTACCTGATTGCTGAATCTAAGTCAACATGCTTCTCACTATTCAAGAGTGGTGTAGACCAGAAGATCGAACAGGCTGCACGTAGACAGAAGTCTTATGTACAGAATGATATGTATCGAATTAAGAAGGATAATAAAAGGCCTAACTATGGTAGACGTTGAGTTTGATATTGATTACGCTAACAAGACATTAACTGCACGGTGTCCAGAGAAACTTATGACACCAATACATGTCAGGAAATGCCTAGGTGGTTATATCTTCTTCGAGGTCCATGTAGAGAAGGGCAAGGTTCCTAAGGAATTAGGTGGCAAGTACACTTCCCTAGACAAGGCTAAAGTAGCGATACAGAAATACTTAAATACAATTACTCCTTCTAAGGCTGTCCGTAGAGAGGCTTTCGGTAAGGACTACGAGGAGCGTAAGAAACGAAATGCCACAGAATCTAACGCAAAGGGTAGTTAATACTTTTATTAAAGGTTTGATTACTGAGGCAGGGGAACTTACTTTTCCACCTGATGCCTCTGTAGATGAACTGAACTGTGACCTTCGTCGTGATGGTTCTCGTCGTAGACGTAAAGGTATTGCTAAAGAAACTAACTACGAACTATCTAGCTTCACAGTATCTGATGCAGCAATTACTACAACAGGTACTTGGTACAACGTAGGTGGTCAGTCAGGTTTAGAGTTCTTGGTATTCCAGAATGGATCTACCTTGTACTTCTACAACAAAGCAGAGGCTCCCTTCTCAGCTAACATAGAAGCACACACAGTGAACCTAGCTACATACGAATCTGCAGGTGGTGTAGGTGCTTCAGAAGCTAAGTGTACATTCACTTCACTTAAAGGTGCCTTGATTGTAGTATCACCTGCTATCAATCCTATCTACATTGAACGGGACAACGTAGCAGAAACAATCACTGTAACACAGATTGATTTCCGTACTCGTGACTTTGAATGGCAGGGTGATACTTCTACATACTACGAAGATGATTCAAGCCCATCTAATGAACGTAAGTATGACGCACAGAACGCAGGGTGGAACACAGGTAATGGTGCACCCACAGACGTAACTAAACGTCTGACACACCCTTGGTATGCTGGTAAGGACGCTACGGGCGTGTACGATGCTACTGAGTGGGACAAGGTTTACACAGGTACCTCGCTTACTGGTAACGGTCACTACATCTTAGACTTCTTCAATAAAGATCGTAACACAGTATCTGGTGTATCTGGTCTTACTGCAGAGGTAGAGACAAGTCGATTTACTACTGTAGCTAACTTCGCTGGTCGTGCCTTTTATGGTGGGTTGAACAGTGCTAAGAATACAGACATCATCTTGTTCAGTCAACTTATTGATGACTTCAACCAACTAGGCGAGTGCTTACAACAGAACGATCCTACATCAGAACAGATCAGTGACTTACTTGCTACTGACGGTGGGACTATTCGTATTGCTGGTGCTGTAGGTATCAAGGTACTCTACGTTATTGATGCTAGCTTGTATGTCTTTGCTGATAATGGTGTATGGCGCATCGAAGGTATTGATGGTGTCTTTAGTCCTACAGCCTTTGCAGTTAAGAAGGTTACTGATGTAGGTATTGTAGATGCAAGTAGCTTTATTGTTGCTGATGGTTCTCCTATCTGGTGGAGTCGTCACGGTATCCACACCCTACAGTTTGATCCTACAAGTGGTCGTCCTGTAGAGAGCAACTTGACAATCGGTACTATTCAGTCTTACTGGGATCAGATCCCTAACGATGCTAAGACTAATCTGAAGACTGCCTTTGATCCTGTAAACAAACGTGCTTACTGGGCATGGCCTAACTCAGGTGAAACAGTAGGGTCAAAGGTTAATAATATCCTTGTTCTTGATGCAGCCTTGAAAGCATTCTACCCTTGGCGTATTGAGGATCAGACAGGTGACACAGACTGCGTGATAGACTTAGAGTTTTACTCAGGTTTCGGTGCAGCCCTTGCAGCCTTGGATGTTGTGACTAGCGCAGGTGATGATGTAGTAACCTCTGCAGGTGATGACGTTATCTCACAACAGACTACAAACGTAGCTACGGGTTCTCCTGCTATCATTGCTATCATACGAGATGGTGCTACAAACAAGATTACTATGGGTTCCTTCACAGGAGATGACTTCCTAGACTGGGGTACAACTAACTACAGTTCATATGCTGAGGCTGGTTATGACTTCATGGGTGATCTACTCCTAAAGAAGACCGCACCTTACATTACTACCTACATGCGACTAACAGAGACTGCATGGGAAGGAAGTGAAGAGACAGGGTACGAACCTAACAACCCATCGTCTTTGTTGGTGTCTGCCTTCTGGGACTTTAAGAGCACTACTTCAAGTACAGCACAGCAAGCATATCGTTTCAAGTCTATGCCTGTTGTAAACTCTAGCAACCTACTAGACTTCGACTACCCTGAATCAGTCATTACCACACGAATGAAAGTACGAGGCCGAGGACGGTCAATGCGTATTAAGTTCGAGAGTGAACAAGGTAAAGACTTTATCCTCTTAGGCTACTCAGTCCTTGGTGGAGTAAACGGAACATTCTGATAGGAGACTTTATGTCTTACGAAATACGGGACGCTAACCATAGCGATACTCTTGACTTAGTTCTTGCAGTTAAACAATTCTGTAAGGAGATTCCTCACAAGGCTTGGAGTAAAGTAAATACTACAAAGATTAGTGAGTTGATTACAAACCTAATAGAAACCCCTGCAGGGTTTGTTAAAGTAGTTACTAAGGATGATGAGATTGTAGGATGTCTGATAGCTATTGCTACTGAACTACCAATCAATGACTTCATTGTTAGTCAAGAGTTAATGTTCTGGTTAGATCCTGATCACCGTAATGGTAAGACATCTCCTAAACTTATTGATGCTTACTCCGAATGGGCAGGGGCGATAGGTTGTAACTTCGCAAGGCTGTCCAGTATAGATGAGATACTAGGAGGTAAAGCAGGTGTTCTGTTTAAACGTAAAGGTTTCCACGCTACGGAAACTGCTTATATAAAGGAATTTTAATATGGCTGTATTTACTCTTATAGGTGCTGCTGTCGGTGCTGGTATAGCTGCTGCTGTCGGCAGTTCTGTCCTCGTAGGTGCTGCTGTTGGTGCTTCTATAGGTATTGCTGCAGGTGCAGTTAAGAAAGCAAATCAAGCTACAGCAAGAGCAGGAACCTACACAGAGCAGATCACTGAAATACAAGAAGAAGTTATAGGTATTACTGAACAGGTTACTGCAGTACAGACTGAGCAAATCGGTGTACAAAAAGAGGTAGCTGCCCGTCAACAAGAACAGGAACGTCTAGCAGTACGTAGACAACGCCGACAAGCTATCCGTGAGGGTCAGATTGCACGGGCACGTCAACGTAACGTAGCACAGGCTATGGGTGCTGCAGGGTCTTCTGCTGTATCAGGTGGTGAGGCTTCTATTGGTTCTGAGTTGTCTGCTGCTCTAGGTTACTCAACACAACAGTCTGGTCTGTCAGAGAAGATCTTCCAAGGTCGTCAGCGCAGCCTAGACCTACAGTCTGAGATTAACCAACTGTATGGACAAGCTAACGTACTTCAGTCACAAGCTAACATTGCTTCTGCACAAGCAGGGTTCTACTCTTCTCAAGCATCTAACTACATGGGCATTGCTCAGACTGGCTTGAACCTAGGTATGCGGTTTGCAGGTTACTAATCTTAAAGGGATCTAACAAATGGAACTAGAACGTCCCATCGACTTCGTTGAGGAAAACAACACACCTATTGATGAGGAGTTCGGTGCTTCTGTAACCCTAGAAGATGACACTGAAGCTAGCAAGCAAGAGGCATTCATGGCTACTGGACAGGACGTTGCGCCTACCCAAGCCAAGGAGATGTTGTTTCAAAGTGCTAACCCTATTGAGGCCTTGATCCGTGATAAGTTTTACACGGAAGAGATGAAGGCTGAAGAACTACAACAAGCCTATGACAAGGTAGCATTAAAATCTAATGACTTCCTGAGCAACCCTGACTTCTACTATGAGCAAGCTATTGCTATCTCTGATGACACAGTAGACCCTATGGATATCCGTGCTGCAGTGAACCTGCGTATTGAACAGCGTATCCTAGAGGATCTGACTGCTCAAGAAGAAACAGGTATCATTGACCGTGTACTAGACTTCGGATCGTATGTACTGCGAGAGTCCACTATAGGCATCCCTGAGACACTTACTGATCGTAGTGAGCGTCTGGGTACTGAGATGTTGTTTAACCGCTTACAGATGCCTCCCAGTGAGTATAAGGAGTGGTTCCAGAACACGGTTACAGAGATCATGCAGGAAGGCCTTCGTGAGAACGATGCCAACAAGCTAGACTGGTTGAAGGGTGTTGTAGCAAACAATGGCTTTGACAGTGAAGCTAACATTAACAAGGCCTTTGCATTACTTGACCTGACAGGTCTTGGCGAACTAGCTGGTCTTGGCTTTAAGGCTGCTCGTCGTGCAACTAAACCTGCTACAAGGATCGGACGTATTGCTGATACTCAGGGGCCAGAGGCTGCTGCAGAGATTGGTGAAGGCATCCTAGCCCGTAACGTAGATGCTGAAGTAGCTGCTGACCTAGGTCCACGTGTAGTAAACCCACACGCACCTGTTACTGCTACTCCTGAGGGATGGTACTCTCGTGCATTGCGTAAGAATACACTAGCAGAGGAAGTCAGTCAGATCTACAAGAGTGGTGCTATGGGCCGTATTGTAGACACTGATACTATTCGTGCCTCTGTAAGCCGAGTAGTAGATGACTTCGTACAGCGTGTAGGTAACCCAGTCTTTAAGTCAGACCTAGAGGAGACTGGCTTTGGTAACTACACTGTTAATGTACAGATTGGTAAGAATGCTGATGGCACACCCTACAAGCCTACCTCTACAGGTGAGGCCCCTGCAGGTGTACAGAAACTTGCTGCTGAAACTGGTGGTGAAGTAGTAGAAGTTACTAACTCTACAGGTGACCTACAGGGTTATGTAGTACAGTATCGCCAGAACCTAGACTTAACTAAAGAGATTGAGGCTATTGAGCCATCTGAGTTAGTTCGTTTAGAGCGTGGCATTGTACGCAATACCTTAGGTAAAGTCTTCGGTAACAGCCTGATGGGTTCAACTGCACTACGTGGTGTAGAACGACTAACAAGCCTAGCACAGATGGGTGAAGCTGCACAGTCTGCAGTTAAAGGTGTCTTTGAACGTGAAGCCAAGAAGATCAATGCCATTAGTGCTGATGATCGTGCTGCACTAGCATCTATTGTAGGTAAACTACGTGATGATCCTGTAGAGGCTTCTCGTCGTGGGTGGTACTCTGAGGAAGAGTTTGCTTCTAAGTATAAGATGCTAACAGGTAAGATGCCTGACCAGAAGGTTATTGATGCCTACGATGCAGAAATTGCTATCTCGAACACTGCTGCTGTAGTACGTGCTAACAACATCATGCGTCGATATGTACAACAAGGCTACCGTGCAGTAGAGATGCCAGACGGTATCCGTGTACCTGCCAAGGTTTACCCTAAAGCAAACATACCTGACACTGAGTATGTCTTAGACTTGAACAACAACACACGTCTACTAAAGAGTGAGGTTGAACAGGGTGTAGACATCTGGAAACTAGACCGTGATGACACGGGTGTTCGCTACGTTGCGTACCCTAAGAAGGTTGATGCACTAGATCCACAGGATGTTATGGGCTTCAATGCTGGTGGTCCTCGTACTAACCCTAATGCTAACTACTTTGTAGTCTTGGGCCGTGAAGGTTTCAAGCCTAAGTCTTTGTTGACATCATTCACTGAGGGTGATGCTTCTCTTGCGGTACAGCAACTAGGCAATATCCAACGTGCCTTGAAAGAAGGTACTACAAGTATTGATGAGGTAATCCAAGCTAACAACGACTGGAACCCTGCAATCACTAACCTAGAAGAACTACGTAAGTTCTCTGATGAGAATAAGTGGGACTTAGAGGATGGTGTCATTGCATATAAGGCTCGTAACTCTTACGTTCAAGACGTAGATAATGCTGATGCTACGTATAAGATGGCATTCTCTGATTACGTAGAGTCTGAGATGTCTCGTCAGGATCGTGTACTACCAGAGTTCGGTGGTAAGAAGTCTTACAACTTAGATCCTATGGATACAATCACACAACAGTTCGGCACTGCTGTACAAGAACTATCCCAACACGCATACACATACAATGCTATGGTAGGCTGGGTTAAGAAAGCACAACAGGCTGGTGTAGACTGGTTCCCTGCAGGTGTCTCTCCTAATGACTACCGTTCTCTGTTCATGCAAGCAGACATTAAAGGTAACACAGCCTTTGATCGTCGTATGCGGGAGATCCGTAACATTGAGATGCGCCGTATGGGTGTTAAAGGTGAGGCTGCTCAAGTCATGGAAGACCTTGGACAACAACTGTCTGAGTATGTCTTTGATAAGACTAAAGGTAAAGTAGCTGTCAAGATCGGTGACCCAAGCAACGTCTTGTTGAATATTGGTTTCCAGTCAGCCTTTGGTTTCTTTAACGCATCACAGGCTATCATTCAGGGATCACATGCTGCAACAATCATAGCTATCTCTCCTAAGCAGGGTTTCCGTGGTTCAAGCATGGCCTTGACTATGCGTAGTCTGTATCACCAATCACCTGAGGTAGCACAAGAAGGTATCAATCGTCTAGCTAAGTACTACGGTATGAAGCCAGAGCAGATCAAAGAGATTATGGAATATGTCCGTACCTCTGGTCGTGATGTAATTGATGCTGAAGCTATCGAACAAGGCACTGGTGTAGCATGGGGCATCTCAGGATTCGGTGGTGAAAGCTACAATCCATCTGCACTACGTAAGGCTTTCCTTTCGGCTAAGAAGGCTGCAGGTAAAGGCTTAGACGCAGGTCTTTATTTCTTTAACGCAGGTGAACGCCTAGGTCGTATGACAGGAACCTACACAGCTATCCTTGAGTACATGGCTAAGAACCCAGACAAGTCTATCCTTTCAGATAATGCTCGTATGTGGATCACTCGTCGTGACCAAGACCTTACATTCAACATGACCTCTGTAGGTCGTCCTCAGATCCAGAGTGGGCTGATGCGTGTTCCTACACAGTGGTTGTCACACACGTTCCGTGCAATGGAAGCTATCTTTGTAGGACGTAACTTTACCAAGGCTGAACGTCTACGTATGTTTGCTGTGCTGATGCCTATGTACGGTACCGCAGGTTTCGGTATGACAAGTGCTGCAGGTCAGCTAGCGGAGTACTTCGGTATTGAAGGGGACAGTACTGCATTCACATTCCTGAAATGGGGTATGATTGACGGTATCACAGATCTTCTACTAGAGGATACGGAAGGTAAAATAGGCACAGGTCTTGCTGGTCGTCTAGCCCCTGCAGGTGCTGTAGTAGAGACTTACCGTAAGATCATGGAAGGTCAGTTCCTTGAAGTAGCTGGTGGCCCATCTGGTAATATTGCTGGCGGTATCGTAGGTGCTTTCCTAGAGGCATACGCTTCTTTTCGGGATAACCGTGGGACTATGTTGTCTGAGGATGTAATCAATATTCTACGTCAACCTTCAGGCATTGACAACATTGCTAAGGCATACGGTATCTTTAACAACGAAGTTTATCGTAGCAAGAATATTAATAGATTACCAAGTGAAATGACTGCGACAGAGGGTGTACTACAGTTTCTAGGCATCGGTAGTCTGAAGCAAGCTGAATGGTACGATGCTAAAAACCAGATATTCACTAGCAACAAGCAACTTACAAAGTTCCGTAAGGATCTAAATAAGAGAGTTGAATACGCATTTGACTTGTTGCAAGGTGACACTGCAGATAAAGAGAAAGCATTTAAACTATTCTCTGAACTAAAGGTAATGGTTGACATGAGTGGTTTCTCTCCTGAGACTCAACATTCTTTAAGGAAAAGTATTAACCGTAGACTTGATGACCAGTTCTTTAATGTATACGAACAACTGCTACGTCAAGATCAAGATGCTGAAGCAGAGCGTCTAAGAGCAACACTAGGAAGGTAAAGTAATGGCTCAAGATATATTCGCACCTAAGTCTTCTTTCAATATCGGGTATGAGCGTCCTGTCGCCCAGCCCGTAGAAGACGCACGAGGTGAGACACAGGCCAAGTTCCAAGCAATGGCTAATGACATCCAAGCCTCTCAGATCCGTGCACAGACACAGGTTGACAGGGCTAAGATGGGTATCTTTAATACTGTTCTTGGTGCTGCTGGTGATGTTCTAGGTGGCTACGCAAAGCAACAGGCTGCAGGTAAGGTATCTGGTCTTGCTGGTGATTGGCTTACTGAGATGGAACGGGCGCAAGGTCTTCGTGATCAAGGTAAAGTCAACGAGGCAACACTTCTGGAACGTAAGGCTACAAAGACTGCTGTTGCAGGTGGCCTAGACCTAGACAAGTATAAGACTGAGTATGAGGCCGTTACTGGTCGTCAGATGGAGTATGTAGGCCAGACTCAAGAACAACAGTCCTTTGAGATGTTGAAGAATGACCAGAACTTCCAGATGGCTTACTTTGCAGCACAGGGTCGCCTAGGCCCAGAGGCTACACCAGATCAGATAATGACTGAGGCTCTTACATCTGTTAAGAAACAAGCTATCGCTTCAGACACCTTGGCTCTTGTAGGTGCAGGTAATCAACTAGACTGGGAAACACAGGTTAAAGGTGCTTACAACACAGCCCTTGATCAGTTCGATAACTCAATCGTTGCAGGTCTTGTTAAACGTACACAGGATGGTCAGCCTATCTCTCCTGCTGAGATTGATACAGTTCTGATGCAGCATAACTTGATGTCACAGAAACTGATTAAACCTGCCTATGTTTCAGATGAGCAATGGGGTGAGGTTAAGCAACGCCTAGAACTACAGAAAGAGTTCTTGACTACCCTGAAAGGCTCTCGTGACCCAGACGCTATGTTGACTAGCATGGTATCTCAGATGATGCAGTTCGCTGAAACACCTCTTGATGCTATGGCTGTAGCTGCTGCTTCTGATCCTTCCAACCTAGCGGCAACACTTGGCATCAACATTCCAGAGGTTATGAATACTGTAGCAGGTTCTGCCTTTACAGATAACAACTGGAAGAAACGTGGACAGCTTGTGACTGACCTACAGGCAGTGGATGTTACTGAACCTGTTGGTGGTAACAATGTATTCACTAAGGATACAGTACCTGCATTCTTGCAAAGCTACATGAACCTAGACCGTGGTAAGATGAAGAAGAACGTAGACGCAGGTGTTGCTATGTTGTCCAGCATCAAGCCTATGGAGATGCAGACTGAGGGTGCTCAACGTCAGTTCTATAACGGTGCAATGTCTATAGCTGCAGGTATGTTGTCAGACAAACAGTTCTATAGTTCAGCTACAATCTCTAAAGTATTTAACAACCCTAACCTAAAAGCATCTATTGACATGTTGTCCTCTGTAGACCGTGAAGCTGCAGATGAGGTTCGTATTGCCTTGCGTAGTGCTGCGAACCTACAGCGTACTGCCCTAGAGAATAACGTACAAACCATTGAGGCTGGTCTTACAGGTTCAGTGTGGGATGCAGAAGATAAGACATACTACATCACAGGTGAGGCTGCACGTGTAGCACAGTCCTTGTATAAGGGTGAGATGACCGACAAAGGTTTCAAGCTATCAAGTGTAAACTTCAACTTCCCTCAGGGCTATGAGCAAGCTGTCGATACACGTAAGTCTCTTGCTATCTTAGACCGTGCGTTTAATGACCTAGCCCTTGAAGGTGTAGACGATACTACAGGTGCACAGATTCCTGAAGGTGATACTGTAGACATCCTTAGCTTTATCTCCGAAGGAGAGGGTGGTTACGGGGCCAGCAACCGTGGTACAAAGAACAAGGAGATTATTGGTTCTGAACTAGGTATGACTAAACGGGGCGGCAAGGAACTGACATCCATGACCTTGAAAGAGATTATGGAGTATCAGTCAATTAAAGATCCAAACAACCCTGATCGTTTGTTCGCTGTAGGTGCCTACCAGTTCAACCCTGACACCTTGAAGTTTGCTATGAAGAGTGCAGGTATTTCTGAGAATGCTGTGTTTACTGCAGATGTTCAGGATCGTCTTGGTATAGAACTGCTGATTGGATCTAAGCGTCCTAAGTTAGCTGCATACATCAAAGGTGAATCAAACGACATCAATGCTGCTATGCTAGACTTTGCTCGTGAGTGGGCATCCGTACCTGACCCCAAGACTGGTAATAGTTACTACGGTAGCGGTAACAAAGCTAAACACACTGTATCAGAGACACGTCAGGCACTTCAACGTGCACGTCAGGCCTACTCTGAGGGTATCCTAACTGAACAGTTACCTGATCAACAGACTACAGATCAGACAGGTATTACTGAGTCACCTCGCCCAGCACCTAGTCCTCTAGGAAATACTATGCCTCGTCCAGATGATGAGATGCTAGCAAATGCTTGGGATACTTTGTATGGCGGAACACATGATCCAGAAACAGGTCAGCTAATTCAGTAAGGAGAGAAGAATGGGATACGTCTTAGGTAAACGAAGTAAAGAGAAGTTACAAGGAGTAGATCCACGGATGGTTCGTGTTGTTGAACGGGCCATTGAACTCTCTGAACAGGACTTCTCTGTGATCTGTGGACTACGTACTGTAGCAGAGCAAGAGGCACTCGTAGCTAAGGGTGCTTCACAAACTATGAAGTCTAAACACCTAGAGGGTCTTGCTGTAGACCTAGCTGCATGGTGCGATGGCATTCGTTGGGAGTTAAACCTATACGATGAGATAGCTGATGCAATACGTAAGGCTGCTATTGAAGAGGGAGTTACTATCCGTTGGGGTGCTGCTTGGCATAAAACCCTGAACGAATGGGATGGTACTGCAGAAGACTTGATGAATGAGTATATAGACCTTCGTCGTAGTCAAGGTAAACGTCCGTTCATAGATGGTCCTCATTTCGAAATAGTGGAGTAATACTAATGGGTAAAGATGATAGTTGGCACCTGTCCAAGAGTGTACCTGTTACTCTTATTGTAGGGCTTATTACTCAAGGTGCGGCAATCGTGTGGACTGTCTCTATGATGATGGCTGATATATCCGATAACCGTGAGGACATTGTGAATGTACAACAACGTGTGGGTAGACTAGAGGAAGCCGTACACGAACAGGCTGTATCAATGGCACGTATTGATGAGAATATAAAAGCAATACGACAAGCAGTAGAGAAAATGGCAGAACGGTAATGGACCCAGTAACCATCATAAGCGGGGCAACTATGGCATTCAACGCCTTGAAGAAAGGCTTTGCTGTAGGTAAGGATCTACAAGATATGTCTGGTCAGCTAACTCAGTGGGCCAGTGCCATGTCAGACCTAGGTCATGTCGAGAAGAAAGCAAAGAATCCCCCTTGGTGGAAGACCATCAGGGGAGATGTCGAACAAGAAGCCTTGGCTATCTTTGCTGCAAAGCGTAAAGCAGAAGCCATGCGTGAAGAGTTACGACAACATATATCTTTTACGATGGGGCCATCTGCTTGGGATGAGTTAGTACGAATAGAGGCTAGGATTCGTAAGGAAAAGAAAGATCGAGAGTACCGTCAAGAAGAGATCAAGGAAACTATTATCACTTGGACTCTGGGTTCTCTCGTACTACTAGCAGGTATGGGTGGTATGGCCTTAGTCCTATACTTTATAGGTAAATCACAAGGAAAATGGTAGCATGAAACTCACACCTGAATGGTTAGACAAGTGGCGGATCTGGCCCCGCATGATTATTACGCTCTATGGTATGGCGTTCTATCGCACCACCGAGTGGTTTATGAATTTGCCCGATCCAACAAACGCTCAATCCGCCTATGTTAGCGTGATCGTCGGCGCAGGGGCAGGGTTTTTCGGGATATACGTCAATGGTAAAAACACGCACACTATCAATACTACTAGCAACAGTACTTCTAACCACAACATTAAGTAGCTGTGGTGGGCCTCTTAGTCTGTTGACAGGTGGTGGCCCTAACGTAGCTGCTAACACACAGATAGGTAAAGAGAACAATCAGGGCATTAACACTAGCGTTGATAACAGTGTGCGCCCTGTACTTAAACCTGAGGGACCAGTAGAGACAATCGTACAGGATAATAGTACAACAAAGAACACTGAGGTAGACCCTTTGCTTCTGTTGCTTCTTGTGCTTGGATGGTTAGCACCTAGTCCACAGGAAATAGGTAGAGGTATTCTTAAACTACTAGGCAGGAGAGACTAATGGCAAAGAAGAAAGACCCACGGCTTGAACGTGCTGGGGTTTCTGGTTACAATAAACCTAAGGCTACACCTAATCACAAGACTAAATCACATGTGGTTGTAGCTAAAGAAGGTGACAAGATCAAGACTATCAGGTTCGGTCAGAAGGGTGTCAAGGGAAGCCCTGATGGATCTGCTAGAAACAAAGCATTCAAGGCCCGTCACGCTAAGAACATTGCTAAAGGCAAGATGAGTGCAGCGTACTGGGCAGACAAGGTGAAGTGGTAATGCCTATTAAACGATGTGGTAAAGATGGTAAGGGTTACAAGTGGGGTGATAGCGGTAAGTGCTATCCAACCCGTAAGC